GCGGAAACAAATGGCGTGATTCTCTATCAGGAACAGACGATGAACGCGACTCGATTGCTTGCCGGCTTCACAATGGCTGAAGCTGACGCTGTGCGTTCCGCAATCGGTAAGAAGAACATGGAAAAAATGAAGAGCATGGGCGAGAAGTTCATCGTTCAGGCTCAAGCTGGCTGGATAGACGTTGAGCTGGAAGATGGCACTACACAGCGCATTCACCGTGCGGAACATTTTAAATGCGAAGACGGAACTCTGAAAACTGTCGAAGAGGCACTTGAGCACGGCGCAAAACTACCTATAAACGCAGTACGCGTTACAGCGTCACATCCAGGGCTATCAGAGATGAAAGCGAAGGAGATCTGGACCGCATTTGAGAAAAACGGAGCCTATCAGTTCAATAAATCACACTCCGTTGCTTATTCTTTAATCAGTTATCAATCTATGTGGTTGAAAACTCATTATCCCGCAGAGTTTTTCGCTGCTGCTCTCACTATTCTTGGCGAAGATAAACACCAAGGGCTGGTTAAAGATGCGCTGACCTATGGTATTCGCGTATTGCCACCAGACGTTAACGTGTCATCTAACCGAATCGAGATCCGCACGCTTGAAGATGGCAGCCAGGTTCTGTATGCGCCCTTCTCTGCTGTGAAGGGGTGTTCTGAGAATGGCTGCCAAGCCATCATGAGAGCGCGAGAAAAAGTTGGCGGCAAATTCGAGTCACTGGCGCAATTCGAAGAAGCTGTCGAGAAACGTGCCTGTAATAGTCGAGTGCGCGAATCACTGCAAAAAGTAGGTGCGTTTGCATCCATCGAGCCAGGTAGTCTGCCAGCAACTGATCCAGAGCGTCTCCGCGACCAGGCAGAATTGATGGGAAACCTTGTCATAGACGCAGTTAAAGCCTCACGTCCGTTTGAGATGAACCCCAAACGATCGGCTGAAATTAACGCACTCATGACACGGATGGCGGCTGAAATGGGCTTAGGTGATGAACTAATCCGCCCCAGCATTGGCATTAAGCCGAAAATCATGATCATTCTGGACAATGCGAACGGCAATGATGCTCGAACCGGTTACTTCATGGAGAACGGATACGACGATTTTAAGGCCAAGCTATTGACGGCTGGAGATTTACGCATGGGCGATCTCTATGTCACAGGCGTTTGCAAGAAGGTTAAAGACAAAGAAAAAGACTACACCAAAGACGAGATCGGCCAGTTCACCGACTTTATACGTGAAGAGATCAATCTGGTGCATCCGACCTATGTGCTGACGTGTGGCAGCCGGGCGACGTCGCTCTTCAACAACAAGAGCAAACCATCCGACCTGGTTGGACGCAAAGAGTATCTGCCGGAGCTGGATGTGACCGTTTTCTACGGATTTAACCCGAATATTTTGTACTTTCGCCCAGAGGAAGGCGAAAAGCTGGAAGCAATTCTTGCAGAGGTAGCGGAGACTATTAGCAAATGAACAAAGAGAACACCATGAAGGTGGCCAGAGAGAAAAGAGTTTATGGAAGTAAACAAGATTGGCGATGTAAGACAGTACAGGCTGAAGTGCCAAACCAGAGTCTCGCTATCCAACATTTTTGGTAAGAAGGTCGCTTAATATAATAAACAGGCCCGTTATATAACGGGCCTTTTAGTTAATAAATTCTATTATTAACTAGTATAGTATGGAGTTTATTATTTATAGGGGAATACGGATCGAAATCACTCATCATGACACTATTTGATTCGCACGCCTGTTCAAAGGCATACATAATTTTAGGCATATAGCGCTCATGACATTTTTTAAGTGATTTAACTTCCTCTGATAGATACTCTAGTCGATTGTTACCTCTAATAGCCAATTCCACCTCATCATATGAGTCCAACAAATCGTTTAAATTACGAAAAAAATCAAGAGTTGGTAGTCCCTGTTTTAAATCCCCGTCCACAATTGTTTCTTCAAAGAATTTCCCTAATGCAGTAATGTTTCTCTCAATACCTTCGCATCGTTCAATGATCTTCAGATCTTCACTAGATAGCCATAATCTAAGCCATTTCTCTCTATCCCTTGGAGATTTCAGATATTGGTCTTCGTTAAATGTTACTGATGTACTTCCTGAGTTATTGTAATCCGCTGTACTTGATAACGATGCGATGGTTTGTTTGTCTAAATGCCGCCAGTAAATATCTGGCTCTTCATGCTTATTATCTTCGTTTAGACAAATTAAAACGATCACTATAGGGAAATCGCATTCCCCCCAATACTTTAAATTTTTATAGGGGATCTGTACTCCTAGACTACTACTCATTGTGCGTGAGGTGGTTTTTACCTGAACGCCAATAAACATACCGGTAGAAAGTTCATTTTCATAGATTTCAACCTGTGCATCCAACCCCATATCAATATCCAGCAGTCGACAAGGCCATTTGAAATAACGAGAAATCCAATAAGCAAATAAGTACTCACCAGCGTGTCCTTCTGCGCTGGTCTTCGGATATGTCATGCCTTCAGTTTTATTTTTTTCTGCTGCTGACCTCGCAGTCTTAACTTTTGGGGGTGGGGACAGTTCTTTAGTCGGCACAGGCTTTTCTGCTTTTGCTTGATTGTTAGCTTTATTCATTGATTTTATTCTCACTTTGTTCTGTTCGCTTTATGCCCTGATTCTGCCCTTTAGCTCCCATACTGTCTACCGCTAATCATAGCAGTAAAGCTCTTTTTATTTGATACAATCAAATACACTAAAGTAAGTTGGAACCTATCAAAAATGAGTGCAGATATCTACGAAAAAATCATGTCCGATCTTGAATTCGACCGCGACAATCTGGAGGAAGTCTGGCGTCAGCAACCTCGCCTGTTGATGGAGTATGGTTCAAAGCTCGCCCATGCAGAAAGAAGTGTCGCAGAGGCAAAACTTAACCTTGAAGCTGTTGAAGCAAAGCTATACGACACAGAGCGTAAAAACTTGAGTATGAACGGCATTAAGTTCAACGAATCTGTACTAGACGCTAAGGTTAAAACAAACCCACAGTATCTATCTAAACGGCAGAAGTTGGATGAAGCACGGCACATCGCAGACATATACAAACATGCTGTTGCCGCCTTTTCGCATCGCCGAGACATGATTGTTCAGGCGTCGAAGATGGCCATTGTTGAATTAGAGCGATTAGGCTCTGAACGCTTTATTACTCCCCGTTGATTTTTGATAGATAATAAGTAAGTGCTGATCTATCATTTAACAGCTCGAAAGAGCCACGAATGAACGAAAGCCCAACGCGCATAGCGCCATCGGCCAAATCACAACAAGGAGAAACACATGTCTAAGACATTACTTGATTTGCTTAACAAAACTCGTGAAGACATTGCCGCCAAACGTGGTAACAACGTTGATCTGACTCGCTTAAAAGACGGCGTCAACTATATCCGCATCTTCCCGAATAAAGACGACCCAAACGGTAAGTTCTTCCAGACTTTCGGTATGCACTACGTTAAGTATCAGAACGAGGAAGGTAAAGAAGCAACCAACGCTTATATTTGTGAGCAACATACTCACGGTCGCGCTTGTCAGCTATGCGAAATGGTGATGGAAGGTCGCGCTCGTCACAAGGGTAACAAAGCAATGGAAGAACGCATCGGTCAAATGCGTGCCACTCCTCGCTACCTGGTCAACGGCATTCTTTCTGCTCGTGAGGATTTCGCAGATGCTGAGAAATGCCAGTTAATCGAGCTGCCGTCTACTGTATTCGATGATATCTGCAAAGCAATCACCGAAGACATCGCTGATGATATCGGCAATCCACTGAGCAAAGAGGAAGGCTACGCATTCCTGATTAAACGTACTGGCTCTGGTCGCGATACCAAATATGACGTCTCGCCTAAGCGTAAAGTCTACAAAGGCGATATCGAAGATAAATTCTGGAATACCCAGCATGATCTGATCGCATACGCAAATCAGGCTGATGAAACTCGTCTTCTGTCGACAGTTCGCACTATGGGTCGTCTGATTGGCATCGCTGCACCAACTGCCGCAGCATCTGCACCAGCAATTTCCTCAACCGCGAAAACATCGGCTGCGGCACTACCTGGATTTGGCTCTGTCACTGGTCATACAGAAGGAGCGACGGCTGTAGCTACCGCTCATACCCCAGCTTCTGAACCAACCAGTCTGGTTGATGAAGAAATCCTCCGTGCCGTTGAAACTGAATTTAAACCAGAAGCAAGTGCCGTTGCAGTATCAGTCAAAGAGTCTGAAGCAGTCGCAGCGACATCTGTAGCAGCCGCATCTGCGACGGAAGATGAAGGTCTGGATGACCTACTGAGAGAGCTGGACTCTCTGTAATCCCATTACGTGACCAGTAAGGCGTCTACGGACGCCTTACTTTTTGGAAGGAATGTACCGGTGAATTATCTCTTCGTAGATGGCAATAGCCTGGGTTATTACCACCAACAATCTGACAAATTGCACAACGGCGAAATGGAAGTACAGGCTGCTTTCGGCTTTGTTAAGAACGTCCGTCGTTATGCCTCCATCCTCCATGCCCGACCTATGATTCTTTGGGATGGATTTAGTGACAAGCGTCGCGACTTTTACCCGGACTACAAAGCAAATCGCGACGACGATCCTGATATGAAAAAGATGAAGGAAGGCTTTGCTATCCAGAAGCCATACATCCTCAAAATGATGACCGCGCTTGGAGTTACCCAACTCATTGCAAAAGATGCAGAAGCGGATGATCTGGCCGGGCTGCTGGTAGCCAGCATTGCACCGCAGCCAATCGTTGAACACATCTATCTGTTAACAGGCGATAGCGACTGGCTTCAGTTAGTTCGTGAAAACGTAAGCTGGGTAAGCCTGCGTGAAGACGCCAAAAACAAGCAGGTTAATTTTGAGCAATTTGCGGAGCTGACAGGATTCGCCACGCCTCGCGCATTTTTGGAAGCAAAAGCATTACAAGGCGATAACTCGGACAACATTAGCGGTGTTGGTGGCATTGGTGCTGGCGGTGCGAAAGAGCTGCTGCATGAATGGGGAAGTGTCGCAACGATGGTACGCGGCATCAACGACGGCTCAATCGTGGTTAATAAAGGGCGTCATAAGACCGCCTTCAACAAACTAGCGAAGAATGCCTTCAACGAGAAAACAGGCTGTCGAATGCTCGAAGCGTTCAAGAGAAACATCACGCTAATGAACCTGATTGAGACGAAGTTTCCGCCTACCGAAATCGAAACAATCAAAGGCAATCGTGACGTGAAAGCATTCGAGCAACTGTGCTACGAGCTGAATTTCCGTTCGTTCCTTGAAGACCTTGAAGTGTTTGTTCTTCCATTCGAAAGGTATTGCTAATGCTTAAATCGATTATCAATGGCGCTACAACCACCCCTGCCCAACTGGCAAAAGAGATTGTCTTTTATCACGGTGAGTACGCTGTCATCGCACTGCCGTCAATTCTAGGCGCTGCCGGAATGAAAGCGACAGATCGCGAGTTTGGATTAGTCAGCGAGCAGGTCGTAAAAATCCTCGCTCGTGTATCCAGACTCCTTAACCACGATGCGATTGTATTCGATGAATCCGCCGCTTTAAAACGAATCAACGAAACAAAAGGAGCCTGATCATGGCAAAAGGAAAATCCGCACTGGCACTTGCTCTGAAAAAGAAAATCGGTAGCAACGACGAAATTCAGAAAGTAACTCATTGGATTGATACAGGCTTTCCACCGTTAAACAAAGCTATTTCTGGTCGTTACGATGGCGGCTTCCCATGTGGTCGTATCGTCGAAGTATTCGGTCCTCCAAGTGCAGGGAAAACGTTCCTTGCAACAGCAGCGATGATCTCCGCTCAAAAACAAGATGGTCTGGCGGTATTCCTCGATCATGAAAACAGTTTTGACGTTGGCCTGGCTGTCGCCAATGGCCTGAACGCAGATGAGGATGACGGTCAGTGGGTATACAAGCAGCCAGATACCTTCGAAGACTCTGTAGAGTTGATCGGCACAATACTTAAATTGGTTCGTGATGAAGAGCTTATCCCCGAATCAGCACCAATCTGTATCGTGGCTGACTCTCTTGCGTCTATGGTTCCGAACTCCAAAGCGGAGAAGTTCGAAAAGATGGCTGAAGGCACTGCCAAAGACAAAGATCAGCTAAACATGAACGACAATACGGCACTGGCTCGTGCGACGAGTGCGAACTTCCCTACTCTGGCTTTGTGGGCACGCAAATACAACGCCTGCATCATCTTCTTGAATCAGGTTCGCACAAAAATCGGTGTAATGTTTGGCGACCCTACTACGTCGCCAGGTGGAGATTCACCGAAGTTCTACGCTTCTGTACGTATCCGTCTTGGTGCATCGGTGATGAAGGATGGTAAAGAGAAGATCGGCCAGGACGTAGGCGCAGAATGCATCAAAAACAAAGTTGCACCACCGTATGGCAAATGCACCTGGAAATTCTACTTCGATCCTACTCGTGGCCTCGACGTTATCGAATCGCTCGTCGAGTACATGCTGGAAGAAGGATACCTGCCAAAGAACGCCAGCGGGCGAGTTGAAATTGGTGACAAGAAATACACCAAATCGCAGATCGTCGAGATGTATCGGGAGAAGCCACTGGCTGAAATCATTGCGGCTTTGCAGGCAATCGACGACCGAAGAGCAAAAGACAACCCCACCGAGTCAGTAGAAGAGTAAACACAAGGCGTCCACAGGACGCCTTTTTTATCTCTTGAAAATATATAAGCACTTACTTATTATTTTCGCATAACAACCACATAGGAAAACACATGATCAAAATCTATCTATTGGCAGTAGCCACAGGCCTTTCAGTGGCTCTCATCTACGGTTTACTGGTTCCGTCGCTGATTTCTACCAAGAGTGATTTAGCCGTCATGTTTGGAGTTATCGTTGGTTTTGGTGCTCCTGTAATCGGTCTTATTGCTGGTCGTAAGTTTATCAACTCATTAATCAAAGCAAAGGGGAAATAAGTAATGAAGAAAGGTTTACTTGCAGTTGCTCTGGCGGCTATTTGCACAATGGGTCTTACTGGCTGTGATCGCGTGGAGCCTGGATACGTTGGCATCAAAGTAAACAAATTAGGTGAAGACAAAGGGATTGGTGAAGTGGTTGGCGTTGGTCGCCAATGGACAGGTCTTAACACCGAACTTTACGTATTCCCGACCTTCAAACAAATGAAGACCTACGACGAGCCGTTCACATTCCAGATGAGTGACGGTACTGCTATTGGTCACAAAATTGGCGTTGCGTATCTGGTTAATCGTGACAAGGTAACGACGGTGTTCCAGACCTATCGCAAAGGCGTAGACGATATCACCGAATCAGATCTGCGTCAGAAAATTGCCGACTCTCTAAACCGTTTGGCCAGCCGTATGACCACTGACTCATTTATCGACGGTGGTAAGGCACAATTGCTGGACAACGCACTGAAAGATATTCAGAAAGAGATGTCTCCGGTTGGTATTGAGGTACTGAGCCTGTCATGGGTTGGAAAGCCTGATTACCCAAAAACTGTCATTGAATCTATTAACGCCAAAGTAACGGCTAACCAGCGTACTCTGCAACGTCAGCAGGAAGTTGAACAACGTAAAGCTGAGGCGAATATGCTACGTGAACAGGCTAATGGTGAAGCTGATGCTATCCGTGCTCGTGCGCAAGCAGAAGCAGACGCCATTCGTCTGCGCGGTGAAGCTCTGCGTCAAAACCCGAACGTTATGGAACTGGAAGCCATCAATAAATGGAATGGCCAGTTACCGCAGTACATGACTCAAGGGGCTAACACTCCTTTCATTACAGTGAAATAACTCCCCTAAAAAGTTCAGGCGTCCAGTTGGACGCCTTTTTTATCGCAATTATCTTATTAAGAAAACAATTTGTTTAAAAGAATAAGAAAACATGACAGCTATTAAGAAACTCTACGATGCCGCAAACGTGGCTCTGGATGTTATTGATGATGAAGCAGCAAAAGGCTTTCCTGAACCTGATTGGGCGCATCAGCTACGAAACGCTATCGCCGAAATGAATCCACCAGATCCGACCACCGACGAGACAGACTGGCAGCGATTTATCCGTATGTACGCTCAGGAAATAGGTCCAACGCCAACGGCAGAGCAAGCAATGCTGCTGAAATACTTCAAAGAGGCGGGAGAGGATTTACCAATTGATGACTCAGCATATTGGTTCCACTGCGCATGGCGTAAGTATGACGTGATATTCACACAAGGCATGGGGAGCAAAGATATGGTTGTGTGGCATCTACTCCATATAGACACAGCCGTTGACAGAGTTATTGAACAGTTTTTCCCTAAACAAGAAGATTGATCGCCTATTCATAACTAACAAAATAAGTAAACACTAACCACAAAAGGAAAAACACATGAGAGTTTTAGTTCGAATCGTTACCAGCACTGTCTATGACGTGTTTCCGCTTTTTATGGTCAAAGCCGATGGCCTTAACGACGAAGAAACTGACGCGCTGATCCAGCGTATTCTCGTTGAATATACAGGTCATGACGCTGATTCAGTGATGGTTGATGATGATGGTGTTTGTTGGCATAACGGCAACTGTTGGTACGTAGAAGAGACTCAACAAATCAGTGATGAAGATGCCGCACATCTTGAGCGTATTTTAAGCATCAGCACTTTTGAGTGAGTTTACAGTAAAATTTATATAAGTTAGTATCTACCTATCATGAAGATTTTTATTGAATACTTGTTACTCATCGTTTCAATAGCTTTTGTCATCGACTGCATTTTCACCGGTGTCATTCGTAAAGTCTTTTCCCCGGTGAACGACGTAGTCATAAACGCTTTGGCTATCGTGCTCGTATTTAATTCAGCATTTGATGTAATCAAAGAGGTGGCAGCATGAAGGCCATCCCATTCGCGCTGTTGTTCCTTTCTTCGATCGTTGTGGCCGACACCACTGTTTATCAGTGTGAAATGTCTGTAGCCGACGTTAAGAATGGCGCTCTTACCGACGTCATAAAAGCACCATATGGAGCGATGGTCGTAGACAGCGGCGACCAGTTCTATGTTGTGCGTGACGATCGAGTGTTGTCATCCCCATATCTCACAAATCGTAATGGCAAATTAACCGGCGTCGGAGAAGACCACTTCGTATACAACAAATACAAGGGCTTCTATGGTGTTCACGCTTCTCAGCAAAGCTACCTTTTCGATGACTGCAAGGAGGTTGGATAATGGCATTAACACTGGCAGGTCTGGAAATCGAGAAAACAAGCGGCTACTGGCGTGCTAAGGGTTTCAAGCAGCCTGGCATTCTTGAGCGTCTGGAACGTGAAGATGGGTATATCGTCCACCAGCGGCGTGAATGGCGTATGTACGATCCAGAAACAGGAAAACTGACTACAAAAGCCGGAACACTTTGGGGTCTGTTAAAGAAAATACACTAAATGCAAACTGACTGCGGCACGTTCCGCAGTCATATTTCATAGTCGTCACCGCTGACAGCATACACAATCAACTACCGCTGATAGCATATCGAGAGTCTATCTCACCGCTCACAGCATACTTTACTCGATTTTTTACCGCTGACAGCATACTTAAGACATTGCATGAATAATGTGTACCGGTATGGGTATAACCAGAACAAAATTACCGCTGGCAGCATACGAAGGTCTGACATATACCATTAATTACCGCTGATAGCATATCCAAACAAAAATTCCTCAATAAAACACCGCTGACGGCATACGTTCTATCAGGGAGCAGCAGGCAATAAATGCCTTTCACTACAAGCAATCAGCGCAATAGCAATAGAATGTTAGTGAGCGCAAACCTATATGGAATGCACTCTTCGAGGTTAGTAACCACTGGGGAGGTATGACAGAGCATTGAGTGGTGATAGATGATTTACCGCCCACAGCATACGTTCATCTCACTATACCGCTGGTAGCATATCTTTAACCGTTCACAGCATACTTTTCAGAAAAATAGCCGCTGATAGCATACATTTCACCGCTGACAGCATATCAAAGCAGTTTGAGACTATTGGAAAGGATCTCAATCATCTTGATATTTTCAGGCGTCAAATTCTGCGAAAGTTCGGTTATCTTGTTGATAATGTTCTGTTTGGCATCAATTTCCCCAGCTTTCTCATCTAGTTTTTTGGGTTCGATGTCTTCAGGTTTTGGCGGTGCGACTTTGAGTTTTGGATTGCGGCTGTGAATCTGGATATAGATCGACCGCCCTCGTTTAATCTCGCTGTATTCGAGATAACCCAAATCTTGGAGAGCTTTTAAGCCGTTGCGTATAGTCTGATTCTGCGAGCTGACATTCCTGCTACTCAAATTGAGTCGCGCACGCAATCGAGCAAGCGACACCGGCGCAGGCTTGGTTGGAAGACTTTCGATGAAGGTGTACAGAGCCTGTGCTGTTTCTTTGCGTGGTAGCTTATTGATAACCTTTAACTGCAAAAGAACCTTATGGTCAAAGCGATATAGTTCGGCCAGCTTCGGTTCTGCATAGAACACCACCGTATCTTTCTGCTCGTTGTAGTCCACGCTATTGATGAGGTGCACCATCAGAAGCGAGATCTTGTTAGAGCCGTCGACGTTCTTTTCTTCATACGTTCTCTGGAAAGACAGAGTTGTACGCATGATCTTCAAAAGACTGTTTGTAAGCCGGTCGCGGAGTGTTTTGCGGATCTGTGACGATGGATAGCCACAAAACTTCGCAAATTTCGTGATGCTTAACTCGACACGACCGTTAGGTTCGCCGTATTCTGCCAGCGAACGCACAACGCCCACCCACGTTTTGAAATCATGATCCATGTCGAGACGAGGACCGGTTATCTTGATATCGGAATAGCCTTCAGAACGGGCTACTTCGAGCTGAACAAGCTCCTTTGAAGCATCGATCTCATTTGGCTTGTTACGCTTGCTGTATTTTGTCCCCTTGAGCGTGGGCACGAACAATCCCAGCCGCATCAACGCAATTGGTTGGACTGTATTGTTGCTATTAGGGACAAGTTCCCCTGTGTACAATTCAAGGGAACCTTCTTCAAAGTTGTCGAGATTATCTTCTACTTCTTTGTTATTTTTACCTTTTTTATTTTTTGTGGACATGTGGACACCTTTGTCATTCAACCGCTGACAGCATACTTGATTTGCCGCTGACAGAATACCAAAAACAGTTGGCAGCATACGGTGAACCGCTGACAGACTATCAATTACCGCTGACAGCATACATGAACATGGCTTCAGACCAGTCGTGGCGCGGCTTACAGCGATCGGGGATCTTATTTGATCTATACAAGGATCTATCTATGGATCTCTTTATTAGGATCTATCCTGTGGATATGTGAATAATTAAAACAGGCATTTACTACCTTCGGCGCACCTGGTGGGTTATCGTTGCCTCGGCTAACAATCACAGAAAAATGACATATGGATCTAAAACGCACGCGCTGGGTTCGTCGTCTTGAAGACGGATCCTACACTATCGAATCAAATTCCAACCTGAATAAGCAGAAGTTGCTTTGTGACATCTGCGGTATAGCGGCGAAGTGCCCGATCTACGAAACCAGAATTAAACTTGATAAGGCTGGTGTGAATTTTCATTTAAACAGTTGCATCAGGTACGTTCCATTACTCGCATTTCGTAAACCGATCATCGGATTGGATGCCCCCTACTTCAACACACTCCGTTCAGGTGTGACGTGGCGAGATCGTTTATCACCAGACAAGCTGATTTGCCTCGTATCCGCAGACACAGGAAAAATCATCCGTTTTGGGAAAGTAGACAAGGTTTACTCAGGCCCAGTAGACGAAATGTTGCGGAAACACAGCCGGTTTAATCATCTCTGTATGGGTGGTGAGAAAATCGAGAAGGTAGAAGACGTGATCCGCAAATCCTACGGACACTTTCTGACCAAAGATAGCCTGCTCACCGCAATCTACATCAGACATGTAAAACGTGAGTTCGACCTCGAATACCACAGCGAAGAAGAGCTTAACCTTGTTGACCCACGTCCAAAAGCTGGCGTCATAAGCATAAACGCAGCGCGTAAAAAGCCCACTGACGCGCTGTAACCCTCCAGATCGTATATTGGCGTAGATAGAATCTACGCCTCCTCAAAATAGCTCTCATAGCGTTCTACAGTGATCCTGTCTTATTTTTAGTCATACAGACAAGCAAAGTTGCGCCACAATAAATAGGTATATACTTACTTATAAATTTTGTATATTAAGACGCTCGTTTCATTCCTAACATACCGTTATGCATAGTTGTTTACCTTCTCATTGCTCTTAAAATTTGTATCAAAATAACCACAAAGGAAAAACACATGACTTTGCCATACGGCGTCATTTCTGACTGCCACTACCACAAATGGGATGCGTTCTCCACGACGAACGCAGAGGGGCTTAACTCCAGACTTGAAATACAGTTGGAAGCAACGAAAGAAGCAGCCATCGCCATGAAGAAGGCCGGTTGTAAGTACATGTTGGTTGCCGGTGATACATTTCACGTCCGAGGAACTGTGTCCCCTTCTGTTTTGCATTACGTAACTGAAACGTACAAGTGGATTATCAACGAGCTTGATCTGATAGTAGTAATGCTGGCCGGTAATCACGATCTTGAAACCAACGATTCAGTATATAGCGCCAACGCAGCAGCATCGCTGAGTTCTATCGGCGTGGTAATCGTATGTGGCAAGCGCCCACACTCAATAAAAATTGGTGATGTGACTGTCCACCTGATTAGCTGGCGTAACAATCATGCGGAGCTTATCAGCGATCTGAAAGCATTACGTAAGAGCGTAGAAGGTGATAACCATGACGTTGTTATCCATACATCCATTAACAAAGCCATTCCAACAATGCCTGACGTCGGTATCGATGCGCAGGAGTTAAAGGATATCGGCTTTCGTCTCGTGCTTAGTGGGCATTACCACAACCACAAAGAGGTCATTCCTGGAGTTATCAGTGTCGGTGCGCTGACCCATCAAAATTGGGGAGATGTTGGATCTCTGGCTGGTTACATGATCGTAAACCCGGACGGCAGTTTCAGTCACTACGAAACCAGTGCGCCTAAATTCATTAACCTGGAAGATTATGTTGCCGATGACCAAATTCGCGGCAACTACGTGCGTTTCCGCGCCGTAATCGAGAACGATGAAGAAGGCATTAAGTACCAGAACATCCTTAAAACAATGGGTGCAAAAGGTGTTGTGTGCAACTTCATCCGTAAGTCATCAATGATGGAAGGGACAGCAAGCACAACGGAAACCAGCAAAATCGATAGCCTGGGAGAGTCGGTATCTGCTTATTGCAAGATTGTCCACGATACTGACGGCGGATTTGATCTGAGCAAGTTGGATATTTTGTGTCAGGAAATCCTCACCGAAGCGGAGAGTTCGGAGGCTGTGTGAGGCAAAGTCGTTATGGGAGCTTTCGAGACTTTGCCATCACGATGAAAAGACTTGAACGAGGCCAGACGGTGATGTTTCACAAGCCCTACCCGCCACAAGGAAATCCCGTAGCGTTTTATCTTGGAAGGTTAACAAGAAAAGGCGTATTGAGGCGCAGATCCTTCCCGGCGCATACGGAGTTCAGATTGAAAGAAGGCCAAAAGCTAACACACGGTATCAGAGGTGTTATATGAAGTTTTTAAAGCTCCAGGTTGAGAATTTTATGGCTATCGCCAGCGCGGAGGTCGAGTTAGATCAGCGTGGTTTAGTGCTCATT